TTTGATCTTGTAGTTGTTGCAATGATGGAGGTTGAACGTTTTGGAACATCTTTGAAATGCACAGAGGTCTCCATCATCAATTGATAGATGTTATTTGTGTCTCTTGAAGTTCTAGTACCTTTAGAGCTATCAATCAACACGTACTTTTTGCCAGAGTAAGAATGATCGCCCCTATACAATATTGAACCTTTTTCTGCCGCTGCTAGACTATGGCTACAATGTTTCTTTAGAGCTTTTAACAGTTCCGCTTCGTCGTCACCACTTCTAGCTGTCCACTTTTTAACTACTTTTTCCTGAAGATATGTCTTGAATGAGATCATTTTATTTCTTTAGTACGTCCATCTAAATTGATCATCTTTAATATATCTTCCCTGTTAGCAACTACTAGGTTGTTGGTAGTCTTACCACCTTGTGCATAAGGGATAAAAGCCTGATTGGCTCTCTTACGATCTGATTTTACCTTTGCTCTACTGTTCGCAGCAGCCAAAGCTATGTTAAGATAATTTGCCGCAACTTCAGCATTTCTAGCTGCATATCTTGGTTCAATAATTTCAGTGTAAGCAGTCTGTTGTTGGAAGGTTTGAAGAGCTATGTCATAGACATCATCAAGTCTTTTTTCAACAAGAACGTCGTCTTCATCTTTGTGATCAACAGGAGGTTCAGTCAATGCAACAGCATTCTGTGGAACTTCTGTCATTCCATATTCTTGTTCAATATCAAATGAACCAGATTCCATTCCAAAAACGTCTTCTAGTGGGTGAGTGATATTTTGTTTCATTTACGTGTGCCTCTTGGTTTGTTTGTTCCCCGTGGTTTATTAGTTGTCTTTCGTGTTATAAGACCTGCTAAATCCCTTTCAGTATAAACTCTAAATCCCCATCCTTGTGTTTTAGCAAATGCCATTGCTGCTTGCCATTTTGCTGCGTTCTGTAAAATCATTGCTCTATCATAAACATTTTTAGATTTTTCCATCACAGCTTCTTTTAGTGGTTTAATTTCAACAATGGTAATAAAACCATTTGTGAATTCAACAACAAAATCTGGCCAATATTGTGCATTACGTTTTTTAATAGGATTGAAATACGTTATGCTAAATGCTTCTGATGACCATGATTTAACAGATGGTGATCTATCGACTGCTGCAGCATATGCTAATTCCCATGAAGAACGAAATACTGGTAATCTATTACCAGCATATTTAGTAAATCTTGGATCCACTGACTGTCTAAGTCTAGGAACGCTTACGTTTTCAGACATTTTTAAATTCCTTATTATCTTTCTTACCCTGTCTATAAATGCTGTGTTCAGTTATAACTCTAAAAGTCATACCACGAGATTCACAATATAGACTTGCTGCTTTCCATTTTGCAGTATTGATTATCAAAGCATCTTTTGATCGCTGAGACTTTGCATATTTTTCTTCTGATTCATGTCTAGGTTTTACTTCAACTAATTCTTTCTTAATTTCGCCAGCCTTATCAACAAACTCAACATAAAAATCTGGCCAATATTCATGTACTCTAGAATCAAGAGGGCTCAAATATGGAACAACAGTCTCTTCACTCTTCCAAAGTTTAACAGCAGTTGACACGTCAAAAAATCGCATCACTGTTAATTCCCAAGATGATCTTGCGAAGATTTTATTTAAATCACCGATATATTTATCGGGATTCTTTGGTATGAATCGTGCTCTAAAAGGCATTTAAGCTCCATTATCTTTGACTACTGAACTAGAAGGTTTTGCTATACCTTGTGCAATTCCATTACCGGTTGACTTTAACCAGCTACCACCAGCACTGCCAACAGTTCCAGCTAAATTATAGATAACACCACTGAGGGCACCGCCACCAATTCCACCTAAAGATTTATTCAATAAGCTACTTAAAGATGATTGTGCTAAACGTTGCCCTTGACGTGCTAAAATGTTAATGAATGGACTTGCTGCACTAACTTGAGCTGCTGTTGCATCAACATCAAACAAAATATCACCTTTAGGATTTTGTGATACTAAAGAGGATGTTCCATCTTGATTAGTCATTATGTTCAATGAATCATAATCAATAACCATTGAGACAGTATTAGCTGCTCCACCTTGTTCGTGATCTTGGTCACTGATATCAAACTGTAGAATTCTTGGGTTAGCAAATGTGAATCTATTTATTCTTACTAAGCTTGACATGCGAGTTGAATCTTTACGTGACATGTCGATATAAAACTGCTCAATAATAAGTCTTCTAAAAATATCTTTTCTATTACCAACGATAGCACCACGACTAGCAGTGTCAATACCAGAATACACTGGGTTAAATGCGAAACCGTAATCTTCTAACCGTGCTGTTGGGCTCTGTGAGACACGTGAGATTGGGCTCAATATCTGCATGTAGATATTGATCAACGTCATTGCATGATTGGCAACGTCATCATACATAATGATATTCAAATCTCTATGTCGAATATTTTTAAGTACTTTCGTCTTAAAATTGTACATGTTGACTTCATCATACTCAAAGTCAACCTTAGGTAAATCTATCTGCTTAATAACAAATGTAATATCTCTGCTGATTTCTGATGTATCAACACCTAAACTTGAAGCCATCTGTGCAGCTTCATCATGGAATTCAAATTTTACTTTAAAGAGGAATTTTAACTTTGGGTCATATCCACCAGAAAATGAAGCTAATGCACTTGCATATGGAGTTGGATCCCAAACACCATCATCACTCACCCCATCTTTAGGGACTTCTTTGTTACCACCGATATTGAAATATTTGCTTAATGCTCCACTAGCTTGGTTTTCAACTGCCGCACCAAACATCTTATATGCTTGAGATTCTAAAGCAACACCTGTTCCACCTAATAAGCCTGATATATCTGCCATAATTATCCTAATAATGATATGTTATATTTATTGAATCAGGGTTAAAAATAGAACTGATATGCTTATCCGGAACAAATTAAAAGGCTTCCAATGGAAGCCTTTATCTAAAATGTAAAATTAGACAGTTGGCGTTGGGGTAGCAGTAGGTGCTGGAGTAACTGGAGGAACAACTACTGGAGTTTCTTCCCAATCTACTTTCCAATCTGCCTTGGATGTTTCTGTCCAATCCACTTTAAAATCCTGCTTAAGACCTGCCATATTAGTGTAAAGGTCTTTTAAAGGTGTTGCTTGAGTTGCCATAATTATTGCTCCTTAATTGATTACTGAAGATTACCAGCCAATGCAGTACCATAACCAGTACCTGTAAGTTCTTGTCTTGCATGGTCAAATCTGATTGACAATTGAATCGTTGCAGCTTCAGAACTAGAATAATCTAAATCACCGTAGTCTGCTGAAACTATCCAGCATCCTTCTAATTTCCACTGTTCAACAACACCTTCATTACCATCAAATTGCTTAAGCAATGCACCGAATTTATAATCGGAACCAGTAGCTGAAGTGTTGAACCAATTACCTGGTAAGTCACCACCAATCAAACGTTGTTGAGTTTCTAATTGACCTTGAATAGCATAAGATGCCAAACCGGTAATATCATCTTCTAACGTCAATGAAAGTGGTTGCCATGAGTGTTTACCACCGATATATGCAGTGCTGTTATATCTGTGCATCTGAACTTCTTCAAATTCCAAACTAGGTCTAGATACTGAAACTGCTTGACGAGTTAGTTCTCTAGAAGAAACAGCAGGCACCAGCTTTGCAAAATTCACAAATGTAATTTCCCACTTATTCTTCTGCTTTGGGTGCAAGATACCAAATCCTGCACCAGGAATCCCAGCTTGACTTAAAGTTGCCATGATTATTTTCTCCAATATTAAATAATGCGTTGATCCTATCAACCGTTTATTTATTTATAGAGATACTACAAAATGTACCATTTTCCGGTTTATGAAACTTTAGATAGAATATAGGTATATGCTTTACTGTAGTTTTCTAAGTTAGCAATTTTCTGATCTAGTTGTGATAACACTAATGGGAATGGTACCATATAATACCCATTTGATTCATAAATCAAAATTTCATGTTTGTTTTTAATTGCTTTAGAAATATCTGTATCTGAATATAAATCTAATCCCGTCTTTTTAAGAGCACTAATGAATATTTCATATGGTTCAACTTCTAATTCAATAGGTACCTCTATTTTGAAAATATTATTGAACGCCTTTCTTAATGATTTATCACCATTAAAGAAATCGACTGGATCACCTAAATCACAGACATAGGCAAATGCCCTTATTACATCATATTTCAATTTTTTGTCTTTTGGGAAAGATGTATACATTTCATTCTTAAGATGCTTCAAAATACTAGATTCATCGCTAAATGAATCTAGTATTTTGGGTGAATTGATAAATTTGAAATTATCTTTTGGAAAACAAAAATGTGCTGTCCCATATGCTAAAGCTTCATCAAGATTACCAGTAGCAAAGATACTTTTTCTACGTATATTTTTAACACCAAATGCCAAATCTATCATACCATTAAAGACGTTATTAAACAGTTGATCTGAGTTTCTTGGTGTTCTATTTTCTGGATGGTTAATAAAAGATATGTGTTCCATCTTATCTTCTGTATAACCTGATTTATTGGATATAGTTGTTCTAATTCTAGGAGTTCCTCTATATAGGGGTTGACCATTAGAAGCTGTTAAAAATGGCTGACAGTGTTGCTTTATTTGTTTACACCCCTGTTCAAAGTTGTATTTTGACGGTGACTCTAACAAAAAGTTTTTAAAGTTCATTTGTATTTCTCAATATTAACTATCAATTCATGATAATCATCATAGTCATCAAGGTACACTCCATAATAACCAGAACAATCAGTAAACATTATCTCATGATTACTTTTTAAGGCGCTGGTTAAATTACTGATATCATATTCGAGCGATATAAAAGCTTTGTTGAGAGCTTTAATAAAAAGCTTCACAGTTTTCTCTATATCATTGTCAATCAAATGTTTACTGAAGGCTTTATCGATTGCTGTAAATCCTAAAATTTTATTAGGATATTCTAATCCGTTGTTAGTATTATCGACCCAGTAGTCCGGTTTTATTTGTGAAGCTAAAATATCAAATATTTGATTGACTTGGACAGCATCATTAATAGTGTTAAAACCTTCCACAATCATTGCATGTTTTATTCTTGAATAAATCTTATAATCATCTGCATATGGATCATTTATGTCTTTAGACCAAACGCATTCAAATCCATCAGTCGGAAATATAGCATATGTCGGTCCATATCCCTGTGCAACATGTAAATCATGTGTACCAAAGAAACATTTACTTCTAATATTTTTGATTCCGAATTCATGATAAACTAAGGCATTAAGAACAAATGTTAATGCTTTGCCTGAATCTTTACTGACCCTATCTATTGGAGTGTCAGAATAGAAATAACTAAATGCTTGTTTAATGCCTCTAAAGACTGGCATACCGCCAGAATGAGTCAAGAACTGTCTGCATTCTTGTGCAATACGTCCGTGAATAATTTCTGGAGAATCAATTTTTTCAATCTTATTCTCTGTTAAAAAGTTTCTGAATGATATGTTCATTTTAATAAGTCTAGTAAGAAGCCATATTGATCCGATGCTGGAACTTGGCTAGAGTTAATCGCATAATATCCATCACATCCCGTAATAAGTATTTCATTATTACTTTTTATAGCTGATACGATGTCTCCTTTATTATACGCTTTTTTAGCATATTCTTTTAAGCACTCTGATATCATTGAGACTATTTTTTCTATACTGTAATCAGGAGTGACAAGTCTCTGTAAAAAATGATTAAATTCTACCTGTTTTGAAAAAGCATCTGACCAATCTGTACCAGAAGTATTATCAACCCACCTTTCAGATCCTATAAATTTTTCAAGGTCGTCAAATAAATCATTCATAGATGAATAGCTAATTGAATTCCCTTTATATTTTTCACGGAATAAATCAGATATATCTAAAATGATTTCTGTCTCTTTTCCAAATGGGTCAGATATGGTAGGTGACCATGCACAAGTATAATTATCTGTTGGGAAAACATACAAGACGGCTCCATACCCTTCTGCAACAAGATCTGAACCAGTTGCAAAAAATGAATTACTTCTGATGTTTGGTATTCCAAACTTGTATTGAATTGCTGCATTCAATACAAAATTTAAATTTGGACCAGAGTCTAAACTTTTTCTATTGACAGGTGTTGGGCTAAATATAAAATCACCTAAATTTGAAATTACTCGTTTTCCTATGCCTCTGTACAATGGATAGTTTTTAGCTTCATTCAAGAATTGTGAACAATCTCTTTTTATCAAAGGGATAATATCTTCAAATCCTTTAAACTTTTGACTAGATGCTTGTTCTGATAGATACGATTTAAAATTCATCATAGGTACTTTTTAATTTCTTGTAATATTTCTGTGTACGTCACATTGGCTTTAACAGGTACTGTATAATAACCTCTACATCCCACGAACATTATTTCAACACCTGATTTAATAGCAGAATCTAAATCCATGTTTGAGTATTTTAGCGAATCTCCTAATTCAAATAGTGTTTGTGAAAATAAATTGACAGTTCTGTCTAAATTACCATTTATCAAAAACGGTAAAAATAATTTTTCTATTGTTTCTTCTAATGGTTTTCTAAGTAAAATTGATGGATCTTTTGCATATTTAATTGAGCTAGTCATGTCAGAAAAACCTAATATCTCTTCAAGATCATCAGCATCAATTTTGAACCCATGCTCCTTTAACTTTTCAGCAAAATGAATTAAAATTGTCGAAATGAATTGATCATAGGGGTCATGAATCTCCGGTGACCACACAAACTTAAATCCATTAGTGGGAAAAATGTAATATGGATATCCATATCCAGCTGCCATTTCTTCATCACCAGTCCCGAAAAAACATTTACTTCTAATATTCTGAATTTCAAATTTGTCAAAAATGATTGTATCCATTAAAAATGTCAATTCATCAGATAAATCAGTTGACTCCCTATTAACAGGTGTTCTTATGAATTTAGCAGGTGATGATCGCCCTAAGCCTCTATAAATCGGACAATCATGTGACATATCCAAAAACTGCTTACAATTTTCTGCAATCTTTTTAAAGACTGATTCTAGCTTAGCACTATCCTCTAATAGGTATTCTCTAAATCTCACTTTATGTTCTCCGTATCATTGGTGATAATATCAACAATCTTTTTAAGAAACTTCTTAAATGTTGGATCTGAAGTTTCAAAATTATGTGTGTACCATTTGATAGCTTCTGACCAAGCACTAAGTTTATCAAGCTCTATACTAGATGAAAGTTTTGATAAGATTTCTGTCTTACTAAAATGAGATAGTAATTCTAATGCGGCCTGTACTGCATAGCTTTCTAACTCTCTATGATCCTTTAGATATTTAACCATATTATCAGTGTCTGGAGCATTATCAAAATTCTTCAATGACTTAAGAACTTGTTCTCGATGTGTTAATTCATGACCTATCAAAGCTGTACATAAATCTACAAACTCACTGTAATAAGATCTAGTATCACCATTGAAAAATTCATCAGCATCTGACATCACGTTTATAGTGATCCACCCAGATGCTGAAAAACTTCCACCATCTAATCCAACAACTGAATAGTTAGAATTTGCATTAGAATATGTTTCTTCAAATCTTATCAAGAATTTACCGAAAGTCTTATTCAGTATGTCGAGTATGTCTCCAACTTCTAAATTTTTGTCCCATAGTTGTGGTTTCAGTTGATTTAATTCATGCCTGACAAACCCTAAATGCATAGGCGTTTTAGTTTTTTCTGACAGAAATTCTTTAAATCTCATGCTAAATTAACTAGTTTGTATTTTGCTCTAAAGATTGCTGAAATTAATGTATCCCATTCATTTAGTAAATTTGTATCTTCTGGAGCTATTGATGCTCTAGATGCTTCAGCCCAATCTGCTAATTCAGTAACAAATTCAACTGGCTCATATTCGGTATCATTAAACTGAGGATTTGGAATTTTCATTATTCCATATTTACCTTGATATATTTCTGCTATTGAATCTGCTAGTTCAAGTAGAGCATCATATAAATCATTAAGGGCGACATGTTTAGCAAATGACTTTGTTCTTAGGTGAAGCAAATGTACAGTGTCTCTAGCAGCGAAAAGATGGGATATTAATTCTTCCACGATATTCATCCAAAAGTTAATGATGTTTTATTTATTGATTAAATCTAGAAGCTCTGATTTTTGAAGAGAGCTTCTATGCCATTTTGATAGATTATCACGCCATGGTATAAACTGTAAATTTGCAGGGTGTGACAATTGCTCTGGTGTAACATCATCTAGCCATCCTTGAGTAATTGATAACTTATGATCAACTTGCCAGTTATCTTTTGACTTACTGCACCTTCCTCTTTTAGAGGCATCATAATTTTCTATAAGATGAGCATTGGCATTTGTGAGCTTCCAAACTTCTCTTCTATACTTTTTAACTTCTGGAATATCCTTCAAAGGCGTCCAATACCCACCCAGTTCTTGGTTAAATCTAATTTTAGAATATGACTTCAATACACCATCACTTATGTTCTGTTTTTCTTGTTTAGTTCGAGGTCTATTAAAACGTGGTATATACTCTGGTCCATTTATCCAGTTTTTAGTTGATATGCGTTGTTTTTCTTTTTGTTCTTGGGTAAGAGTTAAGCCCTTACAAGATGCACTTATTTTTGATTTAGTTTCGGGTGACGTTTTATTACCCAAATTCCAATGTATTAATTCACCGGATTCAAATTTTAATTTCCGTGTTCGAGATTGTTTCTCCCGCTGTTCTATTGGTTGGGGTATTCCTTTATTCCACGCTTGACACCCCTTTTTAGACTGTGAAGCTTTATTTTTACTTTCTTCTGTTTGTATTCGTAATATTGAACCTGGAAATTTTATTTTGTATTCTTGACCAGAAATACCATGACGTTTAAGATGTGATGGTGAAATCATAGTTTCGTGTTTGTATCCACATATTTTACATTCTAACATTATTATCCTTAGATGTTGCTGTTAAACATATTTATACAATCTTAACCTGGGCAAAATAAAAGGGACCATAATGGTCCCTTTTATTAAAGTCATTTTTATTAAAGTCATTTTTATTAACTTGGAAGCTCTGCACCAGTAGCAAGAACTCTGATAGGAATGTAGATAAATTCTGCAGCACGGACAGGCTTCAATGCTATATCGAGCCAAAGTTCGTTATTATCAATTCTAGTTGCAGTGTTATTTGATTCATCACATAATGTAACGAAGTCATAGAGACCACGTTTAGCCATAATGTCATTTAAGAATCCATCTGCAGCAGATTTCAAATCATCACGAGTAACCTTATCATTAGGTTCGAAACAGAATGGGAAAGCACTCTTACGTAATTGACGTTTGATGTACATCAATAAACGCATTACGTTAACTCTATCTAATGCAGATGTTGCATTATATGAAGTCTTTTGTCCCCAGATAACAATACCACGACCAGTAAAATAAACTATTGGGTTGATGTTCTTAAAGAATTCATAAAGGTTATCACGTTGACCTTGGTTAAGATTTGACTCAACGAAGGTGGTTGCGGTACCTAATGTTCCAGTTACATAACCAACAGAAGTGATACCTGAAACTGTACCTCTACGAGTACCTGCAGGAGCAAACCAAACATATGATTGATTGTCACTGTTCGTGTAAGTGCGTAATGCAATACCAGATGGAGCAACGAACACGTTATTTCCGTCTAAGTTAGATGCAATACCCCATGGGTAGTAGTACGCAACATTCTGTGATCTCACACGTTCACTTGTTAATGCCCATACAGCAACTTGTTCTGGAGATTTGTCTGATGGTGTATCAGCAATAACAAATGCTTCATCATTGATAGTATTTGAAAGAGCGACCAATTCATCAACAACTTCTGGGTATCCAGGAGCTACGATAAGATTGTACTCATACATTTCAGAACGTACTTCAGTATTGCTGTTAATTTCTGCTTGTAAAGCTGTAGCAATAGCAACACGTTTAGCAGCATCATTTGCACCCAATGGGTTGTAAAGATTAACAGTGGATAACGTCAAGGTGAACTCATCATCTGCAACAAATGGAATACTTCCAGCGTGCATTGTAAAGTTGATGAAGTTGTTATCGTATGCAACACCAACAACACCAGATGCATCTGGACCAGAGGTTGAACCAGTGACGGTGAATGTAGTTGGAGAAGTTAAGGTGACAGTCCACGTTTCATTGATAGCATTTACATCTGCTGCAATAGAAGATATTGTACCATTGCCTACACCAGTGTAGGAAGTTGGAGCATAAACTAAATTGAATTGGAAATAATCATCTCCAGAGAATGCAGTTGATCCAGAAGTTACTGTGAAATTAACCTTCGTTGAAGTGAATGGAATACCAACAACACCAGAACCAATAATACCAGTGACATCACCAACAATACTGAATGAAGTTGCAGATGTGAAGATTATTGTGATAGTTTCTGGCTTAACAAAAGCTGAAGTTGCAGAAATTGATGTCAAGGTACCATTACCAATACCAACTCTGATAGGTGTGTCAGCAACTGGAACACCAATGCCAATAAAACTATCAGCAGCATCTGTCAAATCGATATTAGCACGAACAACAAAAGCTCGGTTACCTAAACCTAAATACTGATTAAGTGCAAAAAGACCATATTCATTACGTGCATCACCATGATATTGATTACCAGATGAATCTTTCCAGAAATAAGGAACTCCGTAAAGTGAGACACTTTGACCTATTGATGTTACAGTACGAACAACTGAATTTTCAGTAGTACCAGCAGCAATAGTAGTTCCATTTGGTTGATATTTGCTCTTACGTGTAGCGACAAAAAACAACGGAACCGTAGCAGCTGCAGCTGGAATGTAGAACGACTCGTCGATAATTGTAACTGAAACTCCGGCAGAAACTAGAGTAGCCATAGATATCTCTCCTTTAAATTATTACCATATTTGCAAATTCATTTTGCATTTAACTCATATGATATTTATGAAAAAGAGCATTTTATCCAGCAATTCCACTACACTTTCTAAATTGTACCATCAATGATTGTTGTTCCATAATCACCACCAACATCAAAAGGTATCATGTTTCCTTCTGCATCAAATTCATTTATTCTAAATTTGTCTAAGTCGCCGAGTCTGATTATGATTTTCCTAACAACATCATCTTTGATATCGATAGGTGCAGAAATGTAAATAGGAACCTCAAAGGTTAATGTCCAAGTAATGATACGTCTATCTCCACCTGCAGGATAATTTTCCTCATTATTGATACCAGTCAATTCAACAGTTGTTATTTTTGTCCAATCAAATGATACATCTGATGTTTGAATCTGAAGAATAGGATCAAATAACATGAGCAACTGTTCTAAAATTTGATGCATCTGATTTGTATTTGATGCATAGATTGATAACTCAGTACTCATTGAGTAAGGAATTGGCATCACTCTAGTAACAGTTTTTAAATCGTTTGGAAATATCCCACCTATTGGTAGATATGTTCTTTTGTCAATAACACCAACACCTTTTCGGGTCTGTGCAAGATTGATACCTGTGATATTCACGACCATTGCTGGTACAGAAAAAGGTTTGTTCTGTGTATTCCCAGCTTGAATAGCCGCAACAACTCTATCTCTACTACCAATTGAAATTGGTACTGACATAAATTCTTCATCTCCACATTCACCAACACCCGTCTTAACTTGTAGTCCAGCAAAGATGTTAGCAAATTGAAGAAGATAAGTTCTAAGTTGAGAATTATAAAAGTAATCTGTTATCATTTTTTGTTAAGTGCCTGTTTTGAAGAAGATTGAAGAATGTTTCTAATAGATGGTTTGTGTGAACTGTAATCACTACGTCTATCTGTTTCTTGATAAATCCATTTATTTTTGAGTGTAGAAAATCTATACAACCTAGGAGCTATTTTTAAATCATCCTGATAATAAAGTCTGAAATATTCACCATTAGTAGCAGTTGATGTATCTGGTAATGCATATCCTTCTGTGTAAGGTTCTCCACCTTTAGGTAAACCATCTTCAATGTAAATATTTGGTTTTCCTTTTCCATATGTTGGAGATGGTGTACCTTTTGCGTTTAGTGGTGGTAGTGCTGGAGGTAAATGTGTACCAGCAATTGTGACACCATCATCTGAACCACGTTCAGGAACTGCATTCAATGCTTCTTTTGTTATCTCTTCCATCTGTGTGAGTGGTGTCACGTCTAATTGTGGAGCGACGCCACCCATAAGAACAGAATCCGCAACTAGATATTTTTGAGTATCTAATGTTCCGAAAATGTCTCTTGTTTCTTGAGATGGAGTGGCTTGAGATGCAGAAAATCTGTAGATCGTTGGCTTCCACATGGTACTAAATCCATCAGAAGCCCAACCTGTATCTGTTACTTCCATAAACTTTCTTACAGGTTTAAGATTGTGATCATATTGCATTTCTGGAATGACTTCGATGATGTCACCAGTTACAATTGGTCTACCTAAAACATTAATCATTGTTGCAAAAGAAACATTAAATGAATATTGATCGAGGATTGATAATCCAAATCTACTTAAATCAGACATTGAATCTGCAGGAGCATATTGGACCTTCAACACCACAGGTTCTAATGCATAATCTCTATCTCTATTTTCATTGAAGAATAAATCTTGGATATTGTTAATGTCTGTTGCTGGAGAATCAGAAACATCAAATCCATAAACAGACCAATTGCTTGTTCCTGAGAATAAAGTAGGTATGACTCGTACAGCTCTAACATTAAGAACAGTGTTAAGATTGAGAGTTTGTGGTAGTGGAGATTGAGTCAAGTTGAATAAACCTACTCTCTTCCAAACATATGAAACAGGTACAAAAAATGTGTCACCATAAATAAATGGAATTTGACCAACATTAATAGTAAAGTTGATAATAGTACTTAAATATTGTGTACCGAATCTACCATTAGGTAAAATGATTGTGTGACCGTTTGAATGAAACTGTACTGCAAATTCTGTAGCTGAAGATGCAGTTATCATGAGTGTTCCATCACTCACATCTGGACCCATACCATTTGGTGCAAAAGTACCATTACCAGTTCCAACAAACTTAGGAGTTTTTATTTCGCACAACCCATCAGTTATTTCAACTTTAACCTGACGAGCATATTCATTTGGTATGTTAGATTGAGTTATAGATATTGAACCAATTTTTGTCCATTTGTTCTTTGGTGGTGCATATTCCGTAACACCACTAAGAAGAACCTTGATGCCGAAATCTAAACCTATTGCTGCATTCAATACTACATTTGATCCAGTGTCAAGAGATTTCCATGGTTCACCGGTATTAAGGTTTGTGATTGGGTAACCCGGACTAGAAGTTGATGCAAATATCTTACCTGATTCTAAGACTGTTCCTTGACCTTGTTCATGTATCCCAAGCAACCTATAAACATTTATTGGTGCTCCAGAAATATTCAATACTTCAGCAACATAAGCTTCTTGTCTTAATTGATCAGATGTTTCACAGTAACTATCTGGATTGACTTTAGATATTTCTAAATCACCGATGTTAGGAGTGTATGGTACATAAGGAGAGAGCGCAGTAATATTGCGTCCCGTTTGAACATCTGATCCATTAGGATTATTGATACTGCCTGAACCGTTTGGGCATGTTGGTGTTGATGACATTATTAAAAAATTCCTCTACTGTTTAAATATTCTTTCAATGGTCCATTTTTACCTGTGTATTTGACAGCTGCAACTTCACCTTGAATCCATATTTCAACTTCATTCTGTGTATGAAAATTATTAGAAGATTCAACTGAAAAACCATTTTGTTCTGGGTCAAAAACTAAAGTCCAAACTTCAAACATGTTTGATAGACCATGCTGTTTCATAAATTTTAGGAGATCATCAATAAAATCATTTACACCTAAACGTTCTCTAAGACCTCCATCTTTAAAAGTACGTAATTCATTTAGAGAATTAACTGTCATATATTTTAAGAATTTAGTCAGTGCTCCATAATTATGTTGAGTATCACCAAATGGTTCTGATAAAAAATGTTCTTCTACTTTAATCAAATCACTTATGCATGTGTTCCATTCTTCAAGTGAGCTTATATTAAAACCATCAACTAAAAATTTTTCAAATGAATACCAAAAATCATTCTCAGAACATACCCCAATTTGTAAATTGTCAGAAGGAATAATTACATAACACGTTTCACCATATCCATATGTCGTATCTTCCGATGTAGAGCATATGTATGATTTACTTCTCTTAGGATATTTACTCCAATCTGGAGAATTATCTAACCAGGTCGTGTAATAATTAAAAGTGTTTCTAGATTTTCTGGTAAAATCATTCGTGTTAATGATTCCACCATTACCTGATATTGAATTCATTCCTCTAAAAATAGTTGATGATCCAGATTTTAAATAGGTGTTTGCATTTTTTTCACACCATTTAATAATATCCTCGTCGGGCATTGGTTTAGGGAGCATCGCATCTTCAACTAGATAATTTTTAAAGCTTATCATTTTTATCCAATTAATAGTGCTGTGTTACCGAAATTACCTGAACCATTACCCACTTCATTATCTAGAATTTGACGTAGTAATTCTGCTTGCATTTCTGTTGCCATAGACAACAATTGATCACCATTCATCGTGATACCACCGTTTGGCCCCGCCAAACTTCCATATTTAGACCTAATCATTCCTAACATTTCTAAACATTCAGATTGTGCCCAACCTTGTAACCACTGTTTAGGCCATCTATCTAAAAGTAATTCTTGTTCTGTACGCTCCATAACTACTTCTAAAACGACTCGTTCCTCGGCTAAACTTATTCTTCTAAGAATCATAAGCTGTCTAGTTGCTTCATCCCAAGTAAAAACTAAATTACCAGCGAAGATTTTTTCGTATGTTTCAGATAATTGGTTCATCAAGAATATCGACAACACATCAACGTTTGAACCTTGATAAAGTTGGTTGAAGAATGCTTGTGCATAGATACCATTTTCAGATGAAAGTGAACTTATACCCAAAGTGTTAACGCGATGTATTTTTAATACGTTCACAATCTTATCAGTTTTATCACGAGGATCATTCAAATAATAAGTACTTTGTCCCTGTTTAACAGTGAATGAAATATGACGATGCAAATAAGCATTATCAGCTCTACGTCTAAATTCATCTAAAGCATTGTCAATAGCAACGTTAAATTGTTCTTCAGATAATTCAACACAGACAGATGGCCAACCCAATTGGTGCTTAAGAATTTTTATCAAACGTAAACGTTCATCATATGAACCGTCTGTACCAATTCCCATTTTATCTGTTGTAGGGGTACCTTCATTTTCAGTTGTTGCTTTAGTCCATGAAGATCCATTCCACACTAAAAGATCATGTACACTTTGATTATAGAAAAAATCACCGACGTTTGGAATTTGTGGGTCGAATGCTCCACCGAAGGTTTCACATTCAGCAATATTATTCCATGAAGATGACTGAACCTTTACTAAATCTTTTGTTGGAACTAACCAGCTACCCAATGAGAAGAATTTTAATGTCACTGATGCAGGAGCAGCAACAGGTTGAGAAGAATAGATATAGATAAAATCACCGACGTTTGGTGATTCTGGATACACAGATGCTAATTCACATTGAGTAAATGGTGCCCAAGCCATACCCATTTTTACCATCGTGTTAGTAGGTGAACATTCAACCCAAGCTGTACCATTGAAAAATTTCAATTTCTTTTCAGTCGTGTTGAAGAATAATTGATTAGGACTGAGTGGTGGTAACAATCCTACTGGCACAGTATTTTGGTTGGATTTAACCCATCCTCCCATATCATCATTCCACATTAACACAGAATTTGTGGTTGAATCAAAATAGACCTGTCCATTTTTAGGATCACTTGGTGCTATTTGAGATGCCGGAATTGATCCAGCATATGTTTCAGATGCCTTTTCGAATCTAGAAGATTCTAATGGGTATGATTGTGTTCCTATTGTGTAGTATTGTAGAACATTTGATGCAGCATGAATTGAAGCGTAATACAATTTATCTGGATCTACATTAGTTACTATGACAGATGTCTGTGTCGTGTCATCATTAAAGTAACCATAGAATGCACTAACCACATATGCAGTTCCTATTTGATCTGCATGTGCTGTCCAATTATTTGATGCAGCGTATCTCTGACCATCAACTGGGAATTCCATCGATGTAAATTTTTCTTCAGATAAAAGAACAATAGCCCCATCGTATGCAGTTATAGGAGATGGAATATTCCAACTTAACTGAATAGTTGTAGCATCTATCTTGCGTATAGATAGAGTTATTGTTCTACCATCTATCCACAGCTCATGAGTTGTTAATTGAAAAGAACTTGACATTAGAATTCCCTAGATAACATTAAAAATATTATTTATAGCAAATATCGCTGTTCTCTAAATACTGATCTGAATCAGCGATAAATATTAAAAGGAAATAATATGAAAACAGACAACCTAAAAGCCATACCAACTATCCTAATGCCAGGGAATACAATCTCGGGTCTGATTAAAAAGATAAATCTCTTTAAAGCAGACCCAGAAGAAACGAAATTACTTTTAAAGCAGTTTGCTAATATCAATGAACCACAGGTTTTAAAACCTGGAATGAGAGTTATGATACCAGTTCTATCAAGATTAGAAGATGAAGTTTTTAACCATTGAGGTAATCTTGAAGCACATCAATCATTGCTTCTAATTCTACCTTTTTGGTGCGTAGATTGAACAGTGATGAGTCAACAACAGTCTGACTATGTACTCTGATCTGTCTAGAGTATGATGGACCCTGAAGATTAGCTATTGATGCTGATATCAGTTTATGTTCTGCAATAAGCTTATCGCAGAATTCTTGTGAAAAGTGGTTCATATGTTTTTCCTTATGGGTATTTGATTTAAAAAATCTTTTGAGTGATAGCTTCACATTATTTAACCTTTTTTGTTATCCTGTATTCTTTCTATTCTTCTTCTCTCACTAAATAAATTCAATAAAAAGTGAACGCATAGAAACATATTAAGTCCTATCAGTCCGTGTAATGCTATCCAATCATCAGCTTCAAAATCCTGTGATTGAAATAAAACATAACATGCATGATAGATAAAATATGCACCTATCACAATTGACGTGTACGCTGTAACATATCCACGTTGGATAACTTTATTGCGAATTTTTTGTCTGAATCTGTTATGGATATAATCACGGTAATAATGCATGAATGGTATTATCACCCACCCAGCAAATATACCAGCAATACCAGCAAAAAGAGAAACAACAATATTAATTGCTAGGACTGTTGGAGACATAATTTTATAGTGATGCTAAATGCTCTTGTTCCTCTTTTCCTAATTGTTTTTCAGCAGCTGCAATAATCTTAGCTTCATCATGCTTAGCTTGCCATTCTGATCTATTATCAACAGCAACCAATTCAGGTTTAGTACCTGGTTTCCTAAAGACAACATTGACTCCATAATAGTCTATATCATAGTCTTCATCTGAACCATCATCACCCATAACTAAAACCATAACACCATCCGGTTCATGACTCACCTCATACCCCGTGTAATGAAAATCTGGATCATCTGATTCTTTTATGCTCTTGCACTTTTTAATCTCATCTTGAAGCTCACGTATTTCACTACGGATCAATGTACGGTTCCTATCATCCCCAGGACAATTACCTCTTACACTTTTAAGATCGGCTTGTAACTTAGCAAGCTTTTCACGTTTGTCATCAAGGTCACTCTCATTAAGAGATTTACCTGGTAACAACTTCAGCATCTCTTGAATCAAGGGTAGTTTAATCGGTGTTGGTGATTCAAATTTCTTAGACCATTTTTCCAAGTCTTTATCACGATCTCCGGTGCCCTTATCTCTATCAATGTCTTTGTACTTCATAAGTTTCTCCACTTGTTCTTTTGCTAAGAATTCATAATCATATTCCCATTCTTTAGGGCCTTTCCATTCTTTAGCGGTTGATTTGACTACCCACTTCTCACCATGTTGTGTAATAGGGTAAAGCTTTTTACCAAGTTCCCACCAATCTTCTCCTGCATACTTATCATCAAAGGCTTTATTCTTAGCCTTCATTTCTGTATCCATTAAAGATTTAGCAAGTTTTTCAGTGGCTTCAATTGTATGTTTTTGTAAAGGTGTTGGGGTTTTACCAGCAGCCTTTTTCAATGTTTCTAAACGAGCATATGCTTGCGCAGCAGTTTCTGTTTTAAATTTACCCATTACTCAATACCTCTTGATTAATTTGATAATATCTTTTATGAATGGAATTGCTTGTTCAGCAATGAATGAGTGTGGAAGACCGATACGGGTGACCATGTCAGATGACGATTCTGAACGGGGTTGAGCCCAAAATGAATCTATACCAGCATCATCCGCAGCATGTGCAATTATACCAGCAATGATCGTACCTTTTTCACGATCAACAAATTTAGATGGCAGATTTGAATCTTCAATAGCCAAGCTTAAGCATCTGTTGAAACTGTCCCATTTAATACCGAGTGATATTTCTTTTCCAGCTTTAGTAACAGCAGGAATTCCTTTAATACCAGTCCAAGTATCATCACCTATTTTAAAATCAAAAGCTTCTCCACCAACTGCTTTAGCGATCTCTGGAATTGCAGCTCTTGTTGCTGCTTCTCTTTTCTTAAGAGCAGAACGAGCATCACCTTCTCTTTCCATTGCACCCGGTGCATAATCAGGATCAGCAAAATTCTTTACAGTTGGGCTCTCAACAATCATTAAATTAGAAGCATCACCAATACCACGTTTAGAAGTAGCATTGAACTTTATAACCTTACCCAACTTATGATCGTAAACAGTAATCATAGTAGGAGAAAGTTTGTCAATATTAAACTTTCCGTATGTGCCCATATCCTTGCCTTTTAAGTGCTGATGAATTTTAACAACATCACCAACAGCAAGTGGTTTTTCAAATATCTTCAATAGTTCCATGGAGCACTCCTAATTATTGTTTGACACCAAATGTCATTCTACCTTGAGAAGGTTGGTCAAATCTCCAACCCTGTTTCCTGAACATTGAGTAGAATGGATCAATAGCCATACTAATATTTTTAGCAGTTGCTCCTTCAGTACCTTGAACAATTGAGCCTACACTAGGATTTCCTGCACTAGGATTGACAATCAATGTTACACTCCCATCATCATTTGTAACATCATTTACTGTTGCATTTGTTTTGTCTTCAAGTGCTTTTTTAATTTTTGATGCATATTGTGCAGTGGCTTTTGGATCCCATTCCTGTGCACTTTCTCTAATATTGTAAAGTTCTGATAATTTCATATTGATTCCCTAAATAGAATGATGATCTATTTATAGTAATCTAGAACTCTAAGCACAATATCAGTTGTTCTGTACTCAGTCCAACCACCGTCTTCACCGGTATATTCATTCCCAATCTTCAAGATCTGTTTGCTAGTGTGTTCGTTACCTTCTGGATCAATCCACTTTTTACGTCCTTTGATAAAACGTGCAACAATAGAACAGTATTCATCTACAAATGCAATAGCAGAAAGATGATCGGCACCATCCAATTCACATACAGATATTGAAAGCATGTCACCACTATCACCGACTGAAAAATATTTCTTATTTTCAATCTGGCTAAGTATGATCATATAATCAACG